TTTGCCAAAGTAAATTCGAGCTGAAATTGGCTGCAAAAACGCCCGCATGCTGACGGTTGCGTCCAACTAAGTACACGGCAATATCCCCCGCCCAAACAGGCGGGGGATCGCTTATCCTCGCATCTTTCGCATCACGTTATCATACATTCGCGCATTTGTTACTTTCAGCGCATCCATCAACTCGTCCACTATGGCCCACGCCTGTTCCGGCGCGCGGGATGATACCGCTTGCATGAAGTCACTGTCACCGTCTACCACATCAGGAGCCGGTGCGCCGGAATACATAGCCGCCGGTGCAGGGTTTCTCTGCCCTTCGTGCTGGTTTTGTATAATGTACAGCGCGGCCAACTTCTCGTAGTTCGGCCAGCTTGACTGTTCCGTTTCCAGTCTGGCTATCCAGGCTTTAAGTTCCTTTTCGTCGATCAAGGGGAACTACCCCCTCTCAGCCCTCCACGGCATCCATACACCGCTGAATGGCGTTGCGGATGGTATCATCATCCGCATTGTCCAGCATCTCTTGCAGCTGGCGCTTCATGTCATCCTTTGCGCCGTCGCGGCTATAATGGCCGCGCACATAATGGGTGCCACGCCGTGCGTAGGCGCTGCCGCCGCCGTAGCTGTCGCGGGAATACCTGCGCTGGGAATAGTCGCCGTCGCGGGAGTAACGCCGCTGGGAATAGTCGCCGTCACGGCTGTACCCTTCATCTTCCATCAGATCGATCTTGTCGATGTTCTTGATGGTGCTTACCAGCTTATGCGCGATGTCCAGATCCCCAGCGCCCAGCTCTCCTTTGTGGGCGATCTCGTCAAGCTCCTTGCAAAGCATATCGCGCAAATCGTACATTGCTTTCATACTCATAGTTTACTCCTTTCAGCTTACGCGGTCAACGGTCAAGTTGGAGTTTGCAAAATTGATTGCCTGTGTGCTGGTGTTCTCCATAGCCACAGTCAGGCAGCAGCCCTTCGGCACCTCCACAATGGCGCTGACATAAATGTTGAAATAGTTTTCCACGGCGGCGGGGGTAACGGTCGCCACGGCGCTGGTCAGTGGTTCACCGTTGATAGCCAGCGCGGCGGTAATAGCTTCCACCGTGCCACCGGTAGGGATAGCGATGTTGCCGCCAAAAGCTACGCGAAAACGTGCCTTGCACTGGTTTGTCAACCCGCGCAAAGTTACGATGCCTGCTCCGGCTCGATGCACGATGCACGGCTTGTTGTTGACCGCAGTTTCCGTCAGGGGAACGTTCTGCCCAGCAGCAACGGTCTGAATTGCCGCAGAAGTAAATTCTGCCATTAAAATCATTCCTTTCTCAGTTAAAATAAGCGGCGGAGCTATTGCCCCGCCGCGTTGTTGTCAGTATCGGCACGGGGCCGACCATTTTGTTGACGTAAACAAAATCGTCAACAAAAAGCTATGCTATGCAGTTGTCAGCAGCCGCAGCCGGTTCCGCGTCCGCCATAGCTGCTGCCCGCCCAAGGATTACAAGTGATGTAAGCTGGGGTGGGGCAAGGCCGCAGCTGCGAGATCAGGTAGTTGTTCTGCGCAGCCTGAGAAGCGGCAAGGCGCAGTTCCTGATTGGCACTTTCCAGATCGCGCATCTTGTTCTGCGTCAGGAAGTCAAGGATAGCGCGGCTATTCTGGTTCTGGTTGTCGATGATGTCACGCGCAGCGGTGTTGACCGTGTTGCGGGTGTCGCAAGCCTGCGTCGCCATGTCGTACCGCACCTGGGCGATAGCCGCCCGGTTTTCGCAACAGCAATTTGCGGCCTGCATCTGCATGGCATTGAGCTGCTGCATCAGCGCCGCCTGCTGGTTGCTACGGGACAGCTCGGCCTGTGCAAAGCCGTTTGCCATCGCCATGTTGGTGCCGTTGACAAGCTGCGCCTGCTGGTAAAATCCGTCGCAAAGGCCCTGATTTACGCTGTCGATCTTGCGCTCGACATTGGCAAAGTCAGAGGTCAGAACATAACCGTCCATCACGCCGTTGCCGCCGCCACCGAAGCCAAAGCCGTTACCCCAGCCGCCGAACGCAGCGAAAATGAGGAACAGCACGATCCACCACGCGCCATCGCCGCCCCAGCCGAAGCCGTTACCGTTGCCGGTGTTGGCAGGAGCCACAGGCATAGTCATCATGGGGGTGCCATCGGAAAGAGACATAGTATCACTCCTTTTGAAAAAATATTTATATCAAACCGTGGCCACGATTTTGATTACTTGAAAAGCCCCTGAAATTGGTTTGCCATTGACTGTATCTTGTTAAGTTGGTCTTGTGAGATTTTTCCGCTTTGCAGCATTTTCTCTGCTTCCGCTTTTGGGTCGCCTTTAAAGCTCGCTTTGAATTGCTTAAACTGCTGCAAAAGCTGAGGAAAGCCGCTCATCGACCCCGGCATCTGTCCGCCACCTAACGCGTTGAAAAACGGATTGTTACTCATCGTCTTCTTCCTCCTCCACCTTGCGCTTCTTCTTGCCCTTTATTTCGCTCACAAGCGCCGCCAGCGCGTCGAACTCCTTACGGGTCACATATCCCGGGGCGGGAGCTTTCTGCGCGTCAGGAGCGCTTGCAAGGCGTTCTACAAGGTCATACGTCTTAAGGGTCGGCTTGCCGCTTGCGTCGGCCTGTTTTAGGTACACAACGGGAGCTGTGCTGTCCCACAGTGCAATGGCGGAGTTGGGCGCAATCAGCCAATTCTCCGCCTCCGGCCTACCAGCTACCCACTGTACGCCGCCCTGCGCCACCGGGTTCTGCATGGGTGGAATTTGCGGTATCTGCGGCGGCATGGTCTGCATCTGCTGCTGCCGAAGCTGGGCAAGGTTGTCCTGCATTGGCTGCGGGTAATAAGGGTTGAAATACGGGTTAAATGCCATAGTTACGCCTCACTTTCTTTTTGCCAGTAATACAAAACAATTTCATTTTCGCTGTTCCAGCTGTCATAGATCACGCCATCCTGCACACACACGACGTGCCCGGATAGCGCAAGGACAAATGTCCCTTTCGGGTGCTCGTCGGCAAACCTACCAACCGTGTAGCAATCTGGGCACGTGTCCGGCACAATGTACCTCCGGTAGCCTATACGCCGGAGATACGCGCCCCACACCGCGTTGGCAGATGGCATGTCACCTTCCAGATACCCCTCTATTGCCATAGCAAGGTACGTTTCGCCCCACTCTTTCCCGGTGGCTTTTGAAATAGCCCGAACGGTGCAGTCTCCCACATTTTTCCCGTGTGGGTTTTCGTTGAAGTAGCTATACATGAGCTGCCACCAGCTCTATCACTTGAACATATGCTTTCAGCCCCGGAAGGTCATCCTGATACGCCCAAATGATGTCCTCCGCCATCTGCTGGGTAAACCCCAGCGACACCAGCTTTTCGACCATGCAAGCACCTCCGTTTCTTGCAATAAGCGTAACAAAAAACTGCCCCCGCAAAGGGGCAGTTAAAGGTCAGAAAAAGGCCGTTAATTTTCGAATTATTTACTTGTACAATACCGCAGAAACGATGTATAATAAAATTAGCCACACCGGAATACTCCCGGAGGGCATCTTTCCCTTTTCATGTGACCGGTTCACCCCCTACCGGGCGCAAACAAAGAAGCCGCACCTTTTCAGGTGCGGCTTCTTTCTTCGTCTGCAAATTTCTGATACGCTCTCCTTCGGCACCGCTTTACCGTTTCCGGGGAAACATTCAGCAGTAACGCCGTTTCACAATAGCTTTTACGCTTCACGTCACATTCAATAACGCACACCGCTTCGTCAGGCGGTAGCTGGGCGCTCATCACATACGCAATAGCCCGCTTTGGTGCCATACTCTGCAATCTGCGCCGTATCTGCTTGTGGTAGCTGTCCATAACACGGTTTTAGCCGTGAGCTTGCGGGACTTTACGCCGGGGAAAGAGGCGGCTTGTCGTAGCTCCTTCCCGCCCAGCAGATTTGTTTTACTTCACGATCTCCCACGTGCCGCTTTTCCCGTCCGCGCTCCGCGTCACCTTTACGGTGTACGTTTCGGTTACGGTCGGCTGTTCCGGTGTCTCCGGCTCCACATACGGGATGCCGAACCACTCGCACAGGCCCTTGGCGGCGCTCTCCGCCACCTCTGTCATGTGCTCGTGCCACCAGCCGATGTCGTTGGGGTTGTCGTGGAAAGCGTGTTCCTCGTAAAAGCTCACCGCGTTCGGCACCCGCAGCTCGTACCACTTGGCGTTTGGCACCAGCGTCACCTTGCCGGGGTACACCTGCTTGCGGTATTTCACCATGATCTCGCCCAACTTCTTCCCCTTGCTGGAATAAGTGTAGTACATGGGGTTGCACCCGCTCACCCGTGTCTGCTCCGCGCCATTGCTGATGGCGTTGGTGTGGCTGACGTAATGCACGTCCGCGCCCCATGCGTTGCTCTCCCGCACGTTCTGCTTCATAATGTCGTTGCCGTTGTCGCTGTTCATGGGTGTGCGCCGATAGCCGCGCTTGGTGGCAATGCCGCAGCGGTTCAGGATCGGCTCCAGAATGTCGATGTACTCGTTGTTCTCAAGGGCCTCATAGCACTGTTTCCCGTCCGGGCGGGGATACACGCAGGGGTTCGCCCTGTGCATAGCCGGGGACAGGTAGACTTTCGGGGCGGCCATTTACATAGCCTCCTCATCCAGCGTAGATTTCTTGTAGCTGGCGCTGGAAATGCCCAGCAGCGCGCCAAGGAACACGGTGATGCAGGAGATAGTCCCCGCCACCTGCTCGATGTACGGCCAGCCCCAGATGCCGCCCAGTCCCACGTACAGGGCACTAAGGGCGGGCAGCACGATCATAACCACCCACTTGATGATGTCATAGGTCTTGTTGCTCAGCTTCATAATTTTGTCCTTTCCGGCTTTACGCCTCTCGCTTGATGGGCAGCTTCCTTACTTCCTCCATGACCCGTTTTGCACTGCCGTTGCCGCCCATCTTTTCATACGGCTGGTACAGATAGTCATTGAGGGTTTCGTACTCGTCCTGCGTGACGTACCCTCTCGTCACATACACCATGCCCAGATGGATGATGCGGTCATGCGCCAGACCCACCAGCATCTTCCGCTCTGCGTTGTTCTTGTCCGCCCGCTTCGATACCAGTGCCCACAAACCGCTGCTTGTCAGCACCGCTACCGCCAGCGGTACGGCGATCTGCTGTACCCACGGTTCCATTCGCCGCGTTCTCCTCTCAAATTATTTTTGCCCCTCGACACCCTTCGACCGTTTCTGACACGCCTCCTGTGCTATCCTGCTTGCAGAAAGGAGGTGTTCCCATGCCCGAGTATTTTACCCTGTTCAACGCCGTCACCGACGCCATTGCCCAGCTTGAAAAGGCCGTTGCCGCACTTAAACAGGCACAGCTCGATGCCGAGGAAGCCTACATCCGGCGGGGGGAGTAATTCTCCCCGTTCCTTATTCTGCGTACACGCTCTCGATCAGCGCACACAGCTCCGTGTACTGCTCGTCCGTGATACGCCCCACGGCGTAAAACACGTCGCACTTCTGCTGCGCCTCTTCACGGGTCTTGTAGTACCGCTTGTTGATGAGCTTCGTCATAATGTTGTACATAGTCGTTCTCCTTTCAGTTTTTTGTTACGCTTCCTTATGCAGCCGGATGCACACGATGCCACTGCCGCCCGCGCCAGCGGTGGTTCCGCCGGATTCATTTTGGCCACCGCCTCCACCGCCAGTGTTAGCAGCTGCATTCATGTTCGCGGCATCACCTCCGCCATTACCGCCGCCGCCGTCACCACCAGCTGTAGGCGTACCAAGAATGTTTCCTGCGCCTCCTCCGCCCGCATAGAGTTTGCCGGTTGTCTCTCCAAACTCGCGCGTAGTAGTTCCTTGGCCGGTGCCTATAGGATAGGCAGTCGCGCTGGGCTGAGGGTTTGCTGCACCGCCATCACTTCCATCGCTTCCTCCTGCACCTGCAATATTGAAGGGCGACGTTACGCCGCGCCCCACACTCTGTCCGCCGCCAGAACCACCGCTGCCGCCGCAAATCAGCACTCCGTAACCCGCGGAAAACACAGCTCCGCCAGAAGTCATTACAGTAGGTACTCTGCCGCCCTCGGCAGTTGAACCAAACGCGGTGGTATCACCACCATTTGTAGGCGCTGTTATGTTGGATCCGGTGGTGTCCTTCTTCCCGGATGAGCCACCGGCTCCCACAACGATTTGATATTCAGTATTCGCTCGCGGTGTGATATTCAGCAGCGTCACCGTTTTTCCGCCACCGCCTCCACCGCCGCCTCCATAATTGGTGGAGTTGCGATACCAGCCGGTGCAGCCGCCAGACCCGCCTCCCACAAGAAAAGCGTCTATCGCTGCCTCCTTGTTAAAGGTCAGCACACCCGTGGTCAGAAATTCCACCACGCCATCCTCAAGGCGCTCGTTGTACTGCCCCGTATAGGTAAAATCTAACCGGTCAACAGTACCCCCCCCCGCAATTAACGCTTTACCGATAATCATGCTCATCCGATAACCTCCATATCCGCCTGATAGATGGTTTCCACAGCCTCGCCCAGCTGCTGCGTCAGGCTGTCTATCTCGTTGTTGGCTTCCTCCAGTGCCGTCAGCACCTCTTTGCCGTCACGGTAAAACTTCCCCTCCGTGTACGTGTCGCCCATGCCCACCGGCCTGTCACCGGTGTACACGGCGGAGGGAAAGAACTGCTCGTTCCGCTTGTCCATTTCGATGATGTTTGTAACAACACCGTTTTCAACCAATGCGTATCTCACTTAATCACGCTCCTTAATCCGAAATCTTGGTGGCGTTTGCGGTGAACCATGCGTAGAACTCCGGGGAAACTACCTGATAGCGGTTCCAGAATTTTATGGTTTTTGCTGTTGCTTGTAGCCATGTGTTGTTGGTAAACCTATACACTTGTATATAATTTGCCGACAAGTCGCCGGGGTTATGCCCAAAGCACAGATCTTTATTGGAAGAAAGTTCTTGCACACCCATCACGCCATAAAGACTGGAGCCAGCATAGGCAATTGTCCCGTCATAATCGAAGTTCTCTGTAAACAAAGCGCTTGGCATGGTAAGTGTGTCATTAAACCTCCACGTTCCACTCAGCACGTTCTCAGTGGGGTCGTCTTGGTGCAGGCGGATACACACGATACCGCTGCCGCCAGCAGTTCCTTGACCGCTGGGACTGGAACTATCATAATATCCTTTTCCGCCACCTCCTCCGCCGCCGGTATTGGCCGTAGCGTCAGTTGTAGAATTACCTTTTGCGCCGCCCCCTTCACCGCCAGCTCCCGAAGTTCCAATGTCTCCGTATTTTCCCGAGCCTCCGCCACCGCCGCCGGCATACAGCTTACCGGTTGCTTCGCCAAATTCTCGCGTGGTAGCGCCTTGTCCTTTTCCGGGGGATCCGGTTGTCAAGTATCCGACATTACCACCATCCGATCCGTTTGACCCGCCATCTCCGGCGTTCACCTGCCCGGTTGCGGCGACGCCTCCTTTTCCGCCTCCAGAACCCCCGGCGGCAACAGTTCCACCTGAAACCGTATAGCCAAAAGCCGAAGTCTCCCCTCCGGAGTTGCCACCACCGGTTCCGCCCGCGCCAATAACAACTTGGTATGCCACCCCTTTTCGCAACAAAGCGTTTACAATAGTTCTTGTGCATCCACCGCTACCTCCGGCTCCGCCGCTGTTAGATAATCCAACAGTCACACCACCGGCACCACCGCCAACCATGAATACATCCACATACGTATCCTTTTTCATCGTAAGGATACCGGTTTCCAAAAACTCCACTACACCGTCTGCGGTACGCTCATTGAATGTACCGCCCGTGTAGGTGAAATCCAGCCGATTGGCAATTCCGCCTCCCCCTGCTGTCACCGCTCTGCCTGTAATTGCCATATAAACCTCCGTTCCCGACCTCCGAAACGGAGGCCGTGTTTATTCTTTGTGTAGCCTTATGCACACGATGCCAGAGCCGCCAGCCCCTGAATAAGAAAAGCGTCCTGAATAAATTTCTGAACCTCCAGCGCCTCCACCACCCCCGCCGAGGTTATCAGTTCCATTAGAGCCTGAACCAGACCTGGGTGCACCGTTTCCTCCTCCCCCCTCTCCCCCTAAACCAACACTCCCGTAATAACTACCCGAATAACCATCCCCGCCTCCGCCAGCGCCAGAATACAGTTTGCCAGTGGCTTCGCCAAATTCTCGCGTTGTGGTGCCCTGACCAGTACCGCCTTTATCTGAGGAGGAACCTGAGGAGGACCTACCCCCATCAGCACCGTCCGAACCGCCGTTTGCCGCTTTTGCTACCCTCGCGCCAGCACCTCCTCCTGAACCTCCCGAAGTCACCGTTCCGCCAGCAGCAGTAGAGCCGAAAGCGACAGTATCTCCTCCGGGATTTGCGCTGAGACTGCCATTGTCGGGTGTGTAAGTTGCAGCGCCACCAGCACCGATAACGATAGGATACTCTGTGTTTACTCTTGGTATGATGTTCAATAGAGTTTTGGTAGTTCCCCCACTTCCGCCAATTCCACCAGCAATGGCACCAGAAGTGGCCCTCGACCCTGACCGTCCAGAAGAACCCCCTCCAACTAAAAAGGCATCAATGGCTGTTTCCTTCTTGAACTTCAGCACACCACTTGTCAGCAACTCCACCACGCCATCGTCCAACCGTTCGTTGTACGTTCCGGTGTACTCAAACTCTAACCGTTTAGCAGTACCCCCCCCGCTATTTGCGATTTACCGATAATAACCATCGTTAGCTTACCTCCTTCACGTCGTACACCGTCACCTGAACGATCAGGTCAGCGGTGGGCTTTTCGCCCACAGCGTAGGCGGTGAATGTCCCGTTGTTGTTGGCGATGTAGATAGCGTTGGTGCCGTCGTCCAGCATCTGCTGTAGGTGCGTTTACACCAGCTGTCCAATGTTTTATCGGTCACATCAAACCAACCGCAGATTTCTTCAAGCGTGCATTGCAGGCCGCAGAGGTTTTCGAACTGCTTCTGGTCTATTTCCTTTCTTGGCCTTGCCATACGCGCCCTCCTTTCTCTGCTGGCGTTTAATAAACTTCTCCATGTCTTGCTTCAAATACGGGCTGCTGGTTTTGGCAATAATCGCCTGTGCTTCTTCAATCGTCATTCAAAAGCACCGCTTTCTTCCCCGTAAACTTCTCCCACCGGTCAACAATGACATCGGCATACTTCGGATCATACTCCATGCAGAAAGCGTGTCTGCCATTCTGCTCCGCTGCCATGATCGTTGTGCCGGACCCAGCGAACAGGTCAAGCACATTCTCGCCCGGTTTACTGGAGCACTGCATCTGGTAATCAAACAGCTTAATCGGCTTCATGGTCGGATGCTCCGCAGATTTGACAGGCTTATCAAAATTCAACACGGTTGTCTGTCTGCGGTTCTTGAAGAAATAATGCTTCTTCCCTTCCGTCCAGCCGTACAGGCAAGGTTCGTGCGCTTCCTCTTCAATCTCGCTCTCACCATACAGGCAAGGCTCATGTTTCCACTGGAAATCCTGTCTCCCCATCACAAGGGAGTTCTTCACCCAGATCAGGCACTGCCGGACACGCAGCATCGCATCTCTGCACGCGCCTCGGAAGTTATACCCCTCGCTGTCTGCGTGCCAAATGTAAAATGGAGCACCGGGTTTCATAACCATCGCCGCATTGGAAAACGCGTCCGTCAGGAACCGTCTAAATGCCGTATCCTCCATATTGTCGTTCTTAATCTTCCCGGCGGTGCCCTGATAGTCCACATTGTACGGAGGGTCTGTGAGCAGCAAATCCATTTGTGCCCCCCCCACGAGCTTCTGTACATCTGTCAAAGACGTGCTATCTCCGCACATAAGGCGATGGTCTCCAAGCTGGTACACATCGCCAAGTTTACTCTTCGGCTCTGCCGGTAAAACAGGATCGTAGTTGTCCTCTACAACTGACGTGTCGAGTTCATCACGCAGCCCCCAATCAAAGTCAAACGCCGACAAATCCAGCCCAGGCAGTTCATCAGCCAGCAGGTCAAAGTCCCAATCGCTCTCGTTGCTCTTGTTATCCACCAGACGAAGAGCGTTCACCTGCTCCGGTGTCAGATCGTCCACGCAGACGCAAGGCACTTCTTCCATGCCCAGCTTCTTTGCCGCCATAGCGCGGCAGTGGCCGATTACAATCACACCGTCGCGATCAATCACAATCGGCTGCACAAAGCCGTACTGCTTGATGCTCTCCGCAACGTTGTTAATCTGCCGCCTGTCATGCTTCTTTGCGTTGGATGCATACGGAATAATATCTGCAATCGGTTTGTTATGGATAACCATAAGTCTTCCTTTCCTGACGCAGCGGCCTCCCACCACTGACCTTTGTCATTGGCACGTCTGTACCCGGCTTTCGCCTCACCTAAATTACAAGCCGCCTTTTACGCCGGACGGGCGGCACGCCTATTGGCAACCGTGTTATTTTTAGGCGCTTAATGCACGGATAAAGCGCCAATGCTGACACACTTTCAGGGCGGCGCTATGCCATTGCCCAACGGTAGTGTCCACCGCTTTTGGCACGGACAGTTGGGAATTGAACCCACCACACACGGTTTTGGAGACCGCGTCGCCACCTTGGTACATGTGCCCGCATATTAAGCCTTTTGGTTCGCTGGAATTGTTTAAAGTAAGCAGACTATTTGGGACGCATCCCTTTTAGCGGTCTGCCAGCGCATTGTTTTGGCGGCATTGCAGACCTGCCCTGCTTTAGCACTTCAGGGAAAGTCCCCGTCACTCGCTGTAATCTACACTTACGTGGCACCTATGACGCATACGGAAAATTTTTTCATTTTTTTAATTCTCTCTATTGACATACCACGCAATGCGTGGTAATATATAGACAGATCAAAAAACAGTGCAGCCGCACAGCGGCAGAAAGGGAAATATCATGAAAAAGCCTTTTTATTCCGTCACCTACGCAGTATGGGGATCCAGCTTCTGCCGGACGGCATGGTTTGACAGCAAGGCCGCAGCGGACGCCTTCGCCGCGCACGATTTCCGGGACGACCCGGTGGCACACACCTACAGCAAGGCGAACAGCATCCGCGCCGCCGAGGATCGCGTGGCCGCTACGGCGGCAGAGCTGATCGCCTGATAGCATCAACGCTTCTGGCGGGGCTGATCCAATCGGCTTCCCACGAACATTTTTGACAGGAGGAACGGAACATGGAGATCAGCACCCACGGGCGGAACATCAGCAAGGAGACATTGGCCAACGCCTCCAACTCCACCAAGGGGCTTGGTTCCCGCATGGGGGAGTATGTGGAGATTTTTTATGACAAGTCTACCGGCGATGTCTGGTGCAAGTACCACTGGGACCGCGAGGAATGGACGCTCTACCACGACGATGACGTCACGAAGGTCGGTATTGCGGTACGCTACAAGTCCCAGCAGCAGATCGCGGACATGATCGCGGAAACCCTGACGATGGAAGAACGCTGGGAACGCGAGAACGCCGCATATCTGGCGGGCGTAACATGGTCATAATGGTGCTTGACATTTCCTGCGCAGCGTGGTAGACTATTTTTGTCGGATGCAAGAGGCGCTTGCATCTGGTGCGGCGCGATCCTGCCGCCATGGATTGAAATAGTAAGAAGGACAAACCCTTCACCCCCAGGAAAAGCACCGGTTGCCGGTGTTTTTCCTTTTTTTACAATTTTCACTATGAAAGGATATTAAACATGACAGACAAACTGCTTAACACCCTGTGGGCCGCTGCCCTGGACTGCGCCGACCGCGACGCCTACGTCTCCGACTGGGCACTTTCTTCCGCCTGGGGCGACGCCCCAGAGGCGGACGTCCCGGCGGAACGCGTCGAGGAGCTGGGCCATCTGTGGGACGCGGCCCACCTGACCATCCGCGACATCCGTGCATATACTGGCTTGTCTCAGGCCGCCTTTGCCGTCCGATACTGTATCCCCACCCGAACGCTTGAGGACTGGGAACGCGGCGCGAGGAGCTGCCCAGACTACTTGCGACTCCTGCTGGCCCAGGCCACCGGCCTTTACACAAGAGCGTGACAATTATTGCTCCCTCCGGGCGGAGCCGAAGCCCCGCCCATCAGGAAAAGAAGGGGGAAAAGAAAAAGAATGGAGATGCAGAGTTTGCCCCTGCATCTCCCATGATAAAGTGCGTTTTTTCAATTTTTCCACTTTTAAGTGGAATTTTCAAAATTTATTTTTCGGCAATATCTACCACGCAGGGATAGTCCGTCCTGCCCATCAGATAGTCCACCGACACGCCGAATTCATCCGCTATGCTCTTCAGCGCATCCATCGTCGGCTTCGCTGTCCCCAGCTCATACCGGCGTATGGCATCCGAGTTCAGCCCGCAGCGCTCCGACAGCACATACCGCTTCAGTCTCTTTCTCTCCCGCAGCTTTCTCAGCCGTTCCGGGAACTCGCTCATGTCAGCACCTCCTCCGGGAAGAATGTCTCCCGCACTCCGCTGCACTCCGCCACGATGTACCGCCCTGCCGGATGCACATACACCACTGTACCCTTGCGGACAGGAAACCGCGCACGGATCACATCACCCTTCTGCATTGTCCCTCCACATTGTCAGCCCTCCTGTCCCATGCTTTCGGCAGTTGGGATAATTCTCCACTCCTCCGGCCTTTTCTGCGCGGCCCTAATTTGTTCCAGTGGCCCGCGCTCCTCACACACAGCGTACTGCTTCCACCGGTAGCTTTGGAACGTGCGGTTTTTAGTCAGCTCCTCGTGGGGGATGTAGAGCGATTTGTACTCAAGGACATACATCGCCGCCTCCGCCTCCATAGAATACGTTTATCTCAAGTTCGTGCTTTCTATACCCCGGCCCGCCATCACCAGGAGGCCATGTCGGTATGCTGTATCTGTATCTTTCTCCGTCTGGCTTTGTGACCTCAAGGATTACACCTGGCCCAAGTTCTTTAATAGATATATCATCCATTGTCCGCGCCCTTCTTTCTCTCGCCATTAGCGCAATAAAAATCCCCCAAAACAACGCAGTCAACACAGACACCATGCGAACACGTCAGTCCGCCTATATCCTCCCAGCTATGCTTGCAGTCCTTGCAGCGCACCACCGGCACCGCATCCACCGTCGGCGCATTGTCTATGTCCTCTGCATCTACATAGTCAAAACACCGTTCATTCCCCCAATATTCTTGCCTCTCCAATTTGTCAGCGTCAATCAGCCGCATCGTTGTCACCTTCGTCCATCTTCGCGCCGCAGTTGGGGCAGTAAGGTCTTTTATGCTTGTTCCACATATCGCAACACGTTGATACATACCCCTCGGCAACAGGCGTTCCGCTTCGATAGTGCGTTACCCACCGTCCATACACCACCGGGGCAACATCAGCGGTGGGGATTTCCGCGAAAATGTCCACAAGGTCTGCCATTAATACTTTAAAGGTTCCCGCGACTTTTTCTGCCGCTTCTACGGCACGAATGTATTTAGCCATTGGCTTATCCTCCCTCGTGGCAATATCCGCTTTCGTCCGTATCCTTTCCCCAATAGGTGCAGTGCAGGACATTTCCGATCACCACTGATTGATAGCAGTCCTTGCAGCGCACCACGACCTCTGCGTCTACGGTGGGGAGCTGCTCTGCATACTCCATCACCGACTCGATACCGTTGATGAAATGCTCGTTGGCGTGTTCTTTGTCACAACGGTTCGCCCGAATGGGGAACTCTTGCAGTTTGTCACCATCAATCAGCCGCATTGTTGTCACCTCCGTCCATCTTCGCGGAGTTCTCCACAAAGTTGCAGACTCTGGCCGCGCAGGAGAGGCACAGTTGTTTCTCCGCAGAAAATGGTGTCTTAAAATTTACAACGCCGTAGTGGTTGAAATCCAGATTCACGCCGTCAACCTCATAGTCAATCTCGCGCCCACACATATCACACAACACTTTAACCATCAACTATTCCCTCCATCCATCTTCGCGCCGCAGTGATAGCAGTACAAGTCAATTCCCTCTGGGTTGTCATTCATACCTCTACCACATCGGCTACACCTCCAAATGTGAAAACCACCTTCCGTTTTTTCGTACATCCACCGCCCATGTACTACCGGGGCAACATCGGCGGCAGGCTGTGCGTCTACCTCCCATATCACATCTTCAAGCAGCCCACAGCCTTGTTCGTCATCAACATCCGCATGAGCATCCCTCCAATTCTCTAAAACTTTGCGTAACGCTTCCCTGTCAATGTATTCAGCCATTGCAGTTCCTCCTTATCTCCCGTCCCATGATGGGCAGCAGCGTGTGCTCCCGCATCCATGCGTACACCCACTCCCGGCTCTCCGCCGTGCCCATCGGCTTCTTCTTCGGCGGCAGTTCGCCGTTCTTCGCGGCGGTGGCCGTGGGGTTGTGCTTGTGCTCTCCCATCACTCCGCCCCTCCGGCCATTCGCGCCCCACATCCGGGGCAATAATCCGACAAAACGTATTCATCGTTGCAGCTATACACCGCCTCATAACCGCACTTCGAGCAAGCGTAGCCGCCGATTGGATCGCGCCCTGCAAGCGCGGGGTCCCACCCGGTTATCTCGCTCTCGTATACCGGAAGCCACCCCGCCTGCGGCGTTTCCTCTCCATCCGACTTTCCGCCCCCAGCAAAGCCACGCACCGCGTCCAATACAGCCTTTCCGATGACCGCCTGTATGCTCACTTTGTTCTCGCACACCACAGGCATCTCATCCAAAGATTTGTTATAGTACGTTGCCTTGCGTACCTTCCATTTGCCGCCCCAGAAGTCAACGGAATAGCCAGTGCTTTTCGCCGCCTCCATCTTTGCCGACTTTGCAGCACCAGTTTTCACAAAGTAGCTTTCTCGCGTCACCCACGGATTTTTGTAGATTTTCATTCCACACCGTCCATCTTCGCGGCGGTAGCAGTGGAGTTGTGCTTATGCTCTCCCATCACTTCACCTCCTGCATCCAGAACTCGCGGCTACAGTTTACACATGAAAAAGCGACACTCTCACAGTTGTTATTCTTTCTTTTTGTTGTGCAAACTACACACGGGAATATGTCTAATATTCCGTCCTTGCGAATTTTGGCATTCGGCCACTGTTCCAGAAACACACTCTGCCGTGTCTTGCGCGGATGTGCAGCAGACCATTCCTCTACGACCTTAACGGCTCTTTCGGGGTTTTCAAACATCCACAAATAGCATTCGCTCATCACCGGTTTTTCTTTATCCACGCGGCATCCTTCGCAATTCGGCGAAAACGAATTACACATTCTTGCTCTTTCCTGCAAAAACTTAACAGCATCCATCACATTTCCCTCCATTTGCACCCGTCACAGGCGCCCTCGTGTGTTTGTTTGTACTTCCCGCAGTATTGGCATAGCTCGTTCTTTATGGTGTGCAATTCTTCTTTAAGCCGCAAAACCTTGTCTGTTTTCGACACAGCCATGTCAAGCAATTCCTTGATGTCTCCCGGCGTCAGCCCTGTGTCCTCATAGGCGGCGAGGCGGTCTTGCAGCACACTGATCCACTCTTGTTCCGTGTATTTCTCCTCGTAATCTGATGCCATAAGAACCTCACCAGTTCTAAGTCGCTGTGTCAGTCGTTCCACCACTCCATCTCCTCCTTCACCGCCACAGCCTTTGCCAGCTGTGCCATGCCCTGCTTCATGTCCTCTATCTGCTTATCCCGCCGTGCAATGGCGTCCTTCAGGCTGTCGTTGGCTTTCATCAGCGCCTCGATGTGCCGCTGCTGGTTCTCGATCAGGTCAGCGGCGATACCCATCGCTTCCCCGATACATTTCGCGTCTTCTATGGTAAAAATTTCATCATATGGGCATCCTTCGCAACTGTCTCCCGCACAGCACCGCAGCGCAGTCACGATCTCATCTCTTGTCATGTCATTCCTCCTCTCGCATTTCCGCCCCACTGCGCGGCCATTGCTTTGGCGATGCCGGGAAATGTCTTGCTCCTGGCTTTTGCTGTACGCGGGTCATTCCATCGCAGAATCTTACCAGTCTCGTCTTTTGCAGAGTCCGCGCTTGCCCCCACACTGTACCCGCCTGGCAAAATATCTCCTGCATCTACAATGTTTGTCGGTCGCAAAGCGGGTAAGCCTTTAAGCCATAGGCAAGTCTTTTTTCTTGCGTGGTTCCCGAATTCATACGGCTGGATAATACAATCAGGCTTACGATAGTGTGTAGACATATATCCGACCGGATTTTCTACCGCGATTTTACAAACGTCAGCATTTACAAAGGCCATAAAAAACGCCGCAGCTTCTTCCCGCAACTGCAACCGTCTGACCGCCTTTTCGCCATATCTTCCCGTGTTAAACCAGCGATTCCCGGTAACAGTCAGGTATGTGCACGGTGGATGTGCAATCAACAGCTCCCACTTACCGACTTCATGTCCTTGTCCGTCCAGCGTAGTCACGCTCCCGCATTTAACGGCTTCGAGAGCGTCACCGAGGATATGCCACTCCGGATGTCCGCCAGACGGCTCCTGTATGTCGCAGGAATATGCTTCATGCCCCAACTCACGAAACGCCTTGCACACCTCCTGGCTTTCTTCACACGCAACTAAAACTTTCATATCAATCTCCAAACACCACGCCGCACTCGTCTTTCAGCACATCCTTGATGTGCTTCCGCTTGATGCGGCCCTCGTTTATCTCCTCCGCCAGTTTCTCCAGGCACTCATACAGGTACGCAATGCTCTGCGTGTCCCGGCTGTCCGATGTCTCCTCTTGGACGTGCCAGCCGCACTTGTCCATCAGCACCATTGCCACCATGTCCATGTTCTCCCGTGTGCCTTGCAGCTTGCCACGCATAAAGATGCGGTCGTCCCTGCTCAAATACTGTTTACCCATTTGTCACCACATCCTTACCTGTGCCGTGTGGGCCGCAAATCGTTCCTCCTGCTTTTCGTAGTATTCCCGATCAATCTCGCAGCCCACGAAGTCAAAGCCGAGGTTATACGCGGCAATACGGCTTGAGCCGCTGCCGAGGTACGTGTCGAGGATTTTGTCCCCCTCCTTGGCGAAGCTCGTCAATATCCACTCGTACAGCTCCACGGGCTTTTGCGTTGGGTGAAATCGTCCCGGCTGTCTCGCCATATTGAAGTCAAACACCTTGGCGTTTCCGTTGAAGCTCGTCCACGCATATTCGCACATCGCCATAGAAAAATTTTCTGGAATGTTTGTCTTTCGCAGGATCAGAAAACAGCGCGTCGGCGGCAAAGAAAAATAGTTTCCGCCCCAAATGATCTGGTCGCGTGAGATGCGGAAAAGCTCTTGAAAATACTCCTCCTTTGGGGCAACATCCCACGCCACGATTTTTTCCGAACTTTGCCGCCCATGTCCCGCCCGTTCTGGCTACTCTTGTACTTATCGAATATTCCGCCGAATCGGTTATACTGCGGTGCGCCATCTCTCTCGTGGGCATCGGCGACATGAGCGCGGGTGTTCTCGCCGTACACAGCGCCAAACATACCTCCGAAGCGTTTTGCGCTGCCGCCATTTCCATCGCCGTAGGGCGGGTCTACCACCGCGAGGTCAAACGCCTTATCCGGTAGCGTCCGCATATACTCCATGCAGTCTACGTTCAATGCAATTTGTTGTTTCACGCTTCACACCTCCCGTATAGCAAACCCGTATCTACTACGGAACAGCTTTGCTTTCATGGAAAACACCCTATACGCAGCGCTACTCGGATCTTTATACCCCTTCACGTCCTCCACCACCGGCAGCCAGTACCGCTGGCCGTAACTGTCAGGAGCCGTTCTGCGCTCGTACACGAAGTCCGCGATGTAGTCGATACTTTTCACCCGGTCACCCTCAAACGTCGTGTACGCCTCTTGCAAGCAGTACCGCACCTGTAATTTGAGGCCCCGTATCTCCCCGGCCTTTTGCAGCAGCATCAGCGCGTCGTAGCGCTCCGCTTCCTTCTTGCTGTCGAAGGTCAGCCTGCCGCGCTTGGTCTTCTGCGCCTTGTACTTCCCCGGTTTCCGCATCTTCTCCATGACCTGCTTTTGTGCCGCCGGGGACAGCCGCGCCAGGTCGTTACTCATCAGGCCCATTCAGTTTCCCTCTTTTCTCCAGCCCTCGTTTGTTCATCGTGTACTGCACCTCATGGACGATGCGCATCTCTCCGCAGCGTTCGCACGTGCCGCCCAGCGTCCGCCGCCACATGGGGGAGAAGATGTACTCGTCCTCCATGTCCCGGATGCACTGTCCGCACAGCTTCGCCGTGGCAATTTCCCAGATGCCCGCGTTCATGGCTTCGCCCCCTTGATGTACTTGCCCATCCAGGCATCACGTGCACCGTCGGTTTTGCCGACAGGTGCAGCAGAGGCATGTCCCCATCGTTCCCACTTCTCAGCATTTCGGCAAGCCGCTTTCCAGTCTTTCATGGGGGTCTTGCCAACCATCCAGCCTTTCGCTTCGTAGAAGTCGATAAAGCCCTGCGGGTCTACCGCCGAATGGCGTTCAGCCACGTAGGACTGAACCTCTGCCAGTGTGGGTGGGGTAAAGCGCTTCGCGCGCGTGCTCCCACCGTCAGGTGGGAATAAGTCTTTGTCTTTGTCTTTGTCTTCTTTCTTTGTCTTAGTAGGCTTTGGGTCATTTGCGTTTGCTTCGGTTTGCTTGATTTTGCTTGCGCTTGCTTGAGTTTGCTTTCCGCCTTTCGCCCCGTTCCTTGACCGTTCAGCAGAAAGCTCATCGTCCCTGTCCAGCATCGTCCGGAACACCGGAAACAGTATGCTTTCCGCACCCTCCAACTCCGGCGGGGTGCCTGTTCTTGCGTACTCCAGAATGGCGATAAACAAACGTCCACGCTCTGCATCTGTCAACGCCGCTGTCTGCTCTATCCAGTCATAGTAGGCTTTCACGTAGCACTTGCCCATAGGCCTCACTCCTTCGGCATCGCACCTATGACGTATACCCCGCGCTCTTTGTCCAACCACACATCGCCTGTGTAGTTCTCCAGCGCCTTACTCACAAGGTCAGCGGGGACCTCCAGATGCCAGCCCCACAGCGTGTCGCAGTCCTCCCGTTTCTCTCCGAAGGTAATGGCACAGGCCACATAGTGCGCCGTGATGGCCTTCCTGTAGTCCTGCACGGCACCGGTCAACTCTGACAGGTGCTGCCGCTGCCGCTGTACCACGTTCTGCAAATGCGTGTTCTGCCGCCGCAGCGCCTTGATCTCTTCCTGCATCTTGCCCATTCACGTCACCCCCTTAGAAAGGCAGATCGCTGTCATCCTCGTCCAGCTCCACGAGCTGGCTCTTGATGTCCGTCCGGGGAAACGTTCCCTGCGCGTCCTCGTTCTTGCCGCAGAAGTGGACACGATCGACTGTCATCTCCGTCACACTGCGCCGGTTGCCGTCCCTGTCGTCGTATTCGCGGGTAGACAGTCTGCCCTCTACCGCCAGTTCCTTGCCCTTGCAGAAGTATTTGCAGATCATCTCTGCCGTGCCCTGCCACGCCACGCAGTTCAAAAACAGCTTTTTCTCCCGGTCTTTCACGGTCTCGCTCCACGCCACGCGGAAGCTGCACACCGCCGTACCGTTGTTGGTTCTCCGCATCTCAGGATCCGCACAGAGCCGTCCCTGCAAAATCGTTCTGTTTATCATGTCAAATCTCCTTACAAATATGATTTCCCAAATTCTCTTCGGAAGTCCTCTTCCGTCCAGCCCTGCTCCTGCATGGCCTTTAGCTGTCCGTACCGCTGCAGCTGCTTCATGGTCGTTGCGTTGTTGTGTACGGCATGCCTGCCGAAGATGTGGCACCGGTTATGGCACAGATACACCACCAAACCGTACTTCTCGCTTTTCTTCCGGTTTGCCGTGCCGGGGAATATGTGGTGGCGATCCAGCGGATCCGTCCCGCCGGTCGCCCCGCACAAAAAGCATCTCTTACTCTCCATGCGCTTTCTCCGTCCCGTCCCACGCATATTCCGGGCAGCTGTGAATGGCGTAGCTGCGCATGATGCCCGCCTTGCGGCCTCCTTTTTTCTTCACCGTAGGCGTAGCGTCCCATCCTGGCACCGGCTCCGGGCCTTTCCTCGACCAGCTGCAATCGCCGTAGCACTTCTTGCACGTCCAGCAGGGCTGTATGTGCAGCTTGTTCATGCGCTCACCTCTCCCCACCGGCTCACCAGCGCGTCCAGCTCTTCCGGCGTCAGCGTCTCAATACCTACCGCCTTACAATCCTCCACGACGGCATCTATCAACCGCGACATCTGCTCCGTGTCGTAGGTGCTGCTGCCGTACCATACCGTCACGTTCACGCAGCCCTTGAGCTTGCTTGCGCCCTTGTCGGCCATCCACCCCAAACCGTTACGCTCCCAGCCCTTACAAAACGCATCCGCCGCCTTTTCCCGCAGGCACAGCACCTCGCTCACGCCGCCGATGTTCCGTATCTCCTGCCGGTACACCTCCTGCTTGGAGATTCCGTAGTGTGCCGCCAGCCTGTCCAACAGCACCCAGCAATAGGCGTTGGCATCCAGGCTCCGGCCTTTGCCCTTGATGGTCACGTTGTACTCCTTGCCAGGCTTCAGCGCGTCGCACACGTCCATCGCGGTCTGCGGCGACTTCACACGCAGCGCCAGCCACGCGCCATCACTGTCCTGCTGCCACCGTGCGCCATCGACTGTCACCTGCTGCATATTACTTCTCCTTCTTCATAGCGGCCTTGATGCACTTGGCACACAGCGTTCTGCCCAGCCTCCCGGTGCTGTACTTGGCAATGTCCGCGCTGTCCCAAATGGTGCCGTCTCGCTTCGTCGTGGCAGTGATAGGCAACCCGCAGTCCTGGCAGTAAATGACCTCCATTGCGCCCTTTTTGACGGGCTTCTGCTCCTGCCGCTTTACCTCGTCCGTGTCCGCATCCTTTGTATCGTCGATGCAGAACAGCCCGTTCAGTGCGTACTTTCTGGCGTAGCTGGATGCCATGCCGGTAATCTGGCTGTCATCCATGCCTTTCTTGTCCTGCGGCTCTCTGGCGTATGCGTTTGCAGAAACGCTGTCACCGCTCTCTGTGTCTATGAGCGTTGCAGTTGCTACAACGTAAAATCTGCCGGATACTTCCTGCACCGCATCATTCAGCAGCAGCGTGGCGTTGTTCTTGATGCACAAAGGCTTTACCGCCTCCAGAATATCCTCGCAGCTCCGATAGTTATACTTCGCAAAGCTGTTGTACTGCCCCTTCGGTGCTTTCAGCTCCTGCTGGATCATCATCAGCTTCCCGTAAACATGTGCGCCCATCACTTCACCCCCATGTTCACCCGCTCGGCGATCTCCGCGCCCTCTACCGCAACACCGGCTTTCAGCAGCGGGGCAATGTCGCTCTTGGACACCGTAGGCGCGGCATACGTCACCTTGCCGTCATAGCCGTTGTCCATGCACCACCGCACCAGCTCCTCCATGTTGGTGATCTCCACCGCCGTACTCTTGCGGTAGGTAACAGAACACTTTGCCGTCTGGAAAGAGTGCCCGTCCAGCGCCCGGTCAACGTAGTCCCGCAGCCGGTCACGCTTGCGCTCCATCGTGCGGCGGCGCTCCGCCAGCTCCTTTTCCTCGTCCCGGATGGCCTTTGCCTCCGCGTCCAGGCTCTTGGACCAGCACACCATGTTCTCGATCTTGTGCTCCCTGTCCATCTGCAGCTGCTCAAAAGCATCGTAGTCCAGCAGCTCCCCGGTCTCCGGGTCGATCAGCGCCTCCAGCGCCTGGTCAATGTGGTATAAACTCAAGCTCATTTCTTTTCCTCCCATGCGTCCACCGTTCGGATGCACACATCGCACCCAACGGTCTCGCCGTAAATATTCTTGTACAGGGTATCTGTTTCTTCGCCGCACACCGGGCATCGCGGCACCTTGTAGGGCTTCGGCTCTGCCCGCGGCTCCTTGTAGTCAAACACGCTCATACCGGCCTCCCAGCCGCTTTCAGCACTTCCCGCATAGGCTTCCGCGCCTTGAGGATAGACATAGCCCGCGCCGTCTCCCGCCTGTATTGCCGCCACAGGTCGCTCAACTCGTCGCTCTGGTAATATCCGTCCCCGTCGTTGCAGATCATCACGCCCTGCTTCTTGGCCTCGGCCACGGCCTTTCGCATCTTCCTGTCGGTGGTGTGCAGCGCCGCCGCCAGGTCTTCCCGGCTGATGGCATTCCTGCGCCCCTTGGGGATCAGACCGGCGATCCGCTCTGTCTCCGCCGTCCGCATGGGCAATTCGGCTTTCTCGTCCTCGCCGAACAGATACGCCCTGCTTGTCCGCAGCGCCGCCTCCAGCGCCTCCGTGACTTCCTCCGTGGGCAGGCACACGCCGTTTTCAAACCGGCTCACCATGCTCACGTCCATCCGTGGGTCTGCCAGCTTCAGAATGCCGCTGACATCCTCCTGCGTAAGCCCCAGCTCCAACCGCCGTTCCTTCAGTCGGTTCATCTCCCATCCCTCTTTCTTATCGCCTTTTTGGCGTTTTCGCGCCTTGCGCTGTTCATGCTGTAAAAATCAGCCTCGCTGTACGCTGCGTACCGCTTTGCCTTGTCGGTCTGAACGTCCTGTAAATACACGGCATAGTCCTCGCACTCCCCGTGGCACCTCGCGTGTCTGCGCTGGCAGCCCTTGCAAGGCGGAGCCGTCCGGTTCACCAGCCCGATCATTCCCACTTCACCAGCGCTTTCACCACACCGGCCTGCGCCGCGTCCTCATGGCTCATAAGCACGTCCACCGTGTAGCCGTACACACCGGTATCGGCCGCTATGTAAGTCTTACCGCCCAGCGTCACGGTGCTGCCCAGCGGGATGATATCCGGGTCTACCGCCACGGCCTCGCCGATGCTCACCCACCGACCGGATGCCGTCAGCACCTTGCCGTCCCGCTGGTTCATGTGGGCGTAGGGTGTGCAGCAGGCGCAGTACCCGGTGATGTCGCATACCAGCACGTTCTCCGCCTCTGGCTCCGCGATCTCTGCCGTGGGCGGTGACTGCACCACGTCCTCCTGCACCGGCGGCAACGTCAGGCACCACGCCACCAACACCAGCAGCATCACCCACAGGACGATTGCCACTACCCAAATACGCCTGCACCATCTCCTGGTGCGGCACATACGGGAGTATTCCCGCGCCCGCCTGTTCCGCGCTCTCATCGCCCCAGCGCCTCCACGCCCTTGACGATAGCCCAGCTCAGCCACGCCGCGCCGATAAACGCCAGCGTCCATGCAAACAAACTCATGTCGTTTCCTCCTTATGCCTCTGCGTGTCATTACAAATCTTTGCTACTCATTGCCGTGCCGTTGCAACACGTTACTTATCTGTTCTGTGCTTATCCTCTGCAATTCTAATCAAGGCGTATCCATGTATCGCCTTTGCTTTGTGTAATTTCGCATCGCAATTCTCAGCCCTGCCCTTCCATTGCATTGCCATACTTTGCTCTACGCCGCGTCGCCTTGCCTTTGCTATGCACAGCCGCGCTTCGGCTCTCCATTCATCGCCGTTGCGAAACTTGGCTATGCCATTCGTAGCATTGCCATTGCGTCACCACGCTAAGCCACGCTGTTCTATTCCTTGCATTTCCGTCGCGTTACGAAATTTCCTCCCAGCGAAAACGCCCTTTCCCGCTGTTTCGCCACTGACCAATGCCGGAAAACCGACCGTAGTCCAGCCACTCCCGCACAGCTTTCTCGTGATCGTCGCACAGGCACACTACGGTGAACTCGCACGTTGCCCCTGCGGGTATCTGCTCGGACAGCGCAAGGCTCACTCGCTCACCCTGCATCGTCTGCGCCCGCAGCGGGCGGCAGCACTCGCCCATCTCGCCGTCAAACAGGATAGGGATAGTACGAGGCTCCACGAAAATCAGTTTGTCGATCGCCTTCTTGAACGCCTTGATGCCGCTGGACGTAGTTCCTTTAACCTTCCGCAGACCGCCGCAAGTGTCCTTGAAGAACCCCTTGATCTGATAGTCGTAGAAAAACGGTGTCCCATCGTCCAGTTTTGGGAAGATGGTCTTGCCCTTCTCCACCACGCCATCCACGCCGATGGCGGCCACTTCGTCCTCCATCGTGGCCGCATCCGGGGAATTGCTTGCCACGAATGCACGATAGATGTCAGGATCGCCAGGGCAAGTGCCCAAAACCGGCTCTGTAAACGTCAGCTTTACTTTAATCTCTTTCACTCTTTTTCCTCCTGTCGAATGTACTCGACCTCGATAATTTCCATTCCGTTCTGCCGTGCCCATAACATCACGGCAATTTCAGCACACGTCATAATCTCTTGCCTTTCCTCTGCGGTCGTGGTATACTATCCGCAGAACATTTTGGTAGATGTTTCGGAGACGCCCTGTCCAGTGCCGCAACCACTGGGCGGGGCTTTTCTTACCCCTGCGGCATCGTCCCCATCAGCTCCTCCACCTTCACGCCGTAGTGCTTCGCTACCAGCTTCGCGTGCTTCGGGTGCGGCTTGATGCCGTTCTTCCAGTTCGTAATGGACGTCTGATGTACGCCGATAGCCTTTGCCAGTCGGTAACTCGTCTCGCCGTGTTCCTCCTGCAACCGTGCGAGGTTTTCACCAAATCCCAAAATATCACCTCCAAAGTTAGATTGTTTTCTTGACAAATTAGAGTATTTGTGATAGTTTGGTTTTGCTACAAACTTTCCTATCACGCCAGCTCTATTTATCGGGGTGGTGCAGGTTTTTGTTGCCTGTCCACGATGACAATTATACCCTAACTTAGGGCATCTGTCAACCGAATTTAGGGTGTCGAAATGCACTAAATTAGGGTTCTGTTTTTATGAGTTTTACCAATAATTTTAACTACGCTTTAGAGCAGCGCGAATATTCTGCGTACAGATTTGCAAAAATTATAGGAGTAAACGGTCAATCTGTCGCAAACTGGAAAGCGGGCACTGTAATTCCGCACCCTAAAACGCGCCAAAAGATAGCCGAGCATTTCGGCATCACGCTTGCGGAGCTGGACGGGGATAAACTGCCCGTTCTGCCGCCGGAAAGCGCAAAAAAAGCCCCCGCCGCAAAGGGCGAGGACGAAGCAAAGCTTGCACAATTTGTAGACGGCTTTATGCGCCTTACTCCTCAACAAAAGGATACTGTGCTTGCTCTAATAAAAGGTTTTCTACAAGATCAAGCATAACGTCTTTTTGCTCCGGGGTTAGCATCATAAAAAGTGCGGCGGCCATTTTTACCTGGTTGTCCATTTCTTTCCCCTTTCTTAATTTGACATATTATTTTCTCGGTGTACAACTAAGTTAGTACACTTATAATTACGCACAAGCTGTTTGTTGCCCACAAATGGGCAACACATTAAAAATTTTTGGGGGGGCTAAAATGAAAAGGCATCGTAAACTAAAGGCTGTAGCTATTTTTGTTCTCACTTTGTTTTTTACCATTATAGCGTTGTTGCTTATTCCTTCCGCAAGTGTGCCACAAGCAGACGGAACGGCAATGCTTACTTATGGCGCGACCGTTGCTCTTATTATTGTCCCGTCCGCGTTTACAGCATTGTTTGTGTGGCTTGATAAGCGCGTTGAAAAAGCAAGCTTGCCGCAAGAGCCTTTTATTACTGCCAATGGCGAAGCCCACGATCCGCTTTTACCGGATGCAATAAAAGTGGTCATGGAAACCGGGCAAGCGTCCGTTTCTATGCTGCAGCGTAGGCTCAATCTTGGGTATTCTCAAGCCTTACGATTGATCGACGCGATGGAAACGCTGGGTATTGTCGGCCCGTTCGAAGGTTCTCGGCCTCGGCAAATATTGCTTACGCGGTCACAATGCGAAGCGCTTATCCCAACGCTTAAGATTGCCAGCGCAAATTCATGTTTTGCGCCTTGTGAAGCAATCAGTCCGGAAGCGGAGCTATGCAAAGTAGATGGAATGGAAGGGCACGATTTTGAGTACTGGTGTGCAGACCTTCTAAAGAAAAACGGTTTCTCCAATGTTGAAGTCACACGCGGCAGCGGAGATCAGGGCGTTGACGTCCTTGCTAAATTTGGCGATGCCAAATATGCCATTCAATGTAAGTGCTATTCTTTCGATTTGGGAAACAAGCCGGTGCAGGAAGTAAATGCTGGAAAAGCATTTTACCGTTGTCATATTGGGGTTGTAATGACAAATAGGTATTTTACAGCAGGCGCGAAAGAAATTGCGGAAGCAACCGGCGTTTTGCTGTGGGATAGGGATACGCTTAAGCGCTTGATTAAAAATGGGGGGGCGTAATGATGATTAAAGTAAGCAAATAGCCCCGCTGCTCCCGCAACGGACAGCGGGGCTATTCTCGCCGGTGGCCTCCCGGCTTTCCGGCTGCACGTTCACACTAACAAATTAGGGTTTGGCAGGGCAATACCAAACTCGGATAATTACCGTTTGCGGCAAAACAGAATTGGGATTCTCCTGCCCGAAAAAGGAGTAAAAGGGGAAAATGGTAAAAACATTGCAGGATTTGTGCAGGGATGCAAAAGACCGACAAAATTTAACTATACAAGATTTGTCCGACATGACGGACATTTCAACATCAACCATAAGTAATTTTTTCTCCGCATCATCAAAGGAACCGAGCGTGTACAAAATGGGTTTAATTTGTGCCGCGCTTGGCGTTTCGATGGATGAATATTTTGGGATTGAAAAAGAAGTGACAACGGAAGATCAATTGACGAAAGCCAATGAACAGCTGAAGCATCAAAAGCAGCTGCATGATGCCGATGTGCAGATAGCCCATCTTGAGGGCAGCATGGAGCAGATGGCAAAAACCATTAACTACCATCGCAAGAAATCGCGGGACACAAAATTTGCTTTTTATGGCCTTACGCTTTTGTGTGCCATATTTATGGCTGTTATCGTGGGATATATCTTTTTTGACTACCGTATCCCCCACCAGGGGCTTATTCAGGGCGGAGAGGCCAGCATATTCGCATGGATTGTCTTTTTGCTGCTTGCAGTCGGTATTGGCTTTTTTGCCGCTATTTTGATGATGTATTTTCGCTATGCAAAAAAGTATACATTGTCGCCAGATAAGGGAGGAGATAAACAATGAGTGTAGTATTGCGGGCAGCATTATACCCGCGTGTGTCCACAGAAGAACAGAAAAAGTTTGGCCTGTCTATTCACGATCAGCAGAACGAACTCGAAGAATACGCCAAAGCCCACAATATGAAGGTGGTAGGCGTTTTTCAGGATGCCGGGTTTTCCGCCAGAAAGAAGATTGAAAAGCGTCCCGCCATGCTTCAACTGCTGGAAGCCGTAAAGCATGATGAAATAGACATTATTCTTGTCACAAAGCTGGACCGGTGGTTTCGCAACATCGGCGAGTATTACAAAGTGCAGGAAATCCTTGAAGCTCACAACGTGTCGTGGAAAACGATTTACGAAGACTACGACACGTCTACAGCTACAGGCCGGTTGAAAATCAACATTATGCTTGCTGTAGCACAGGACGAAGCTGACCGCGCCAGTGAACGCATAAAAAAAGTGCTTGATGCCAAAAAAGATCGAAACGAAGTATGCACCGGAAATCTTCCTAAAGGCTATAAAAGAGAGGGTAAGTTTGCGGTTATAGACAAAGAAGCAGAGCCGATAATGCGCAGATTTTTTTCAACCTTCCTTGAAACCGGCGCAATAACAAAGGCGATGGATGCTGTGCCTGAATTAAATCTCAACTATAAAACCGCAAGCGCGATACTGAATAACGCCGCTTATATGGGCAAATGGAACGGCCTAACGCTGCCGCCGTACTTAACACAACAGGAATTTCAAAGGGTACAAGAATTAAGGCGGCGAGTTACAAGAAAATCACCGTATAACCGCATCTATTTATTCTCGGGGCTTACCGTGTGCGGCGAGTGTGGGAGAAGAATGACAGGACACCCTACCACATTAAAAGATGGCACGTGTGTTTACAAATATCTTTGCCAGGGCGCGAAGCAAAGAAGGGGGTGTGACAATGGCTTAGTTGTTCGCGAACAAGACATAGAAAATTATTTTATGTCCTCCATTGACGAACAGATACAGATCAAACTAAAAGCTAAAGCCCAGCACGCGCCCAAAATTAACACCGACGCGCAAATTAAAGCTATACAAAAAAAGCTTACCAAACTGTCTGAGTTGTATATAGATGACATGATCTCAAAGCCAGACTACTCTAAAAAGTACGCAGAGCTGACGGAGCAAGTAGAGGCACTTAAACAGACACAAGTACAAAGCCGCGCTCCGGAAGAAGTCGCGGACTTGTTCGCCCCCGGCTGGCAAGACATTTATAAAAATCTTACCCGCGAGAACAAACGGGCTTTTTGGAAACTCAAAATAAAAGAAATCCGGCTATACAAAGACAGCCGGATTGAATTCGATTTTCTCTAAAAACTTAGTTAGACGTAACCTGACGCATGTGGGCGTTTTTGCGGTCGATTTCAGCCGGATAGACACAGGCAAAA